GCTGCGCTGCAAGGACTTGACCGACAGCAGATGACCGCCGCCATCAAAAGCGCACCGCTTGGGAGGGTGGACCGTAAGATAGCCTTACTGCGGTACGTTGAGCGGCTCCCGCTGCCGGACATTGCGGCACAGACACATTACAGCCGGAGAGCCGTGTGCTACCGGCTGGACAAAATAAAGCGTCTTTTCTGACGATGCGACAATCCCCCGGTGTCCACAGTGGACATCGGGGGATTTTTTGTTATACGGATTTTTTCAGCGCCTGTGCATTTTTTGCATGGGCGCTTTTTTGTTTCTTTCGTTGCGCACTCCCTGCGCACTCGCATCCGGCCATACTGCTACACTTAGGCCACAAAAGCAAGGGAGGATTGCGATATGGGTATGTATGACGGTTGGTCACATCCGAATCAGTACAACCGCCAGCCGTACAACGGATACGGCCAGATGCAGCAGCCGCAGGTGGCGCAAAACCCGTTTCTGATGGTGCCGACCATCGCGGATGTGGACAAGGTGGTTGCTCAAGCAGGGGAGACCCGCTGGATCATGGTGCAAAACGATGCGGTCATCGCGGTCAAGACGGCCAATGCGATGGGATACGCGACCACGGAGTACTACCGGCTGTCAAAGTTCGACCCGGCGGCCATGCAGACACCGGCACCGGGCTGCAACTATGTGACCGAGCAGCAGATGGAAGAGCGGATCAACGCCGCGATCTCTCAGGTGATGAGTCAGATGCAGCCTGTTCCCGCCGCAAAATCCACCCGGACTAAGGAGGCATAACGATGAGTAACCCGCTGATGCAGTTCATGGGCGGCGGTGCGCCGTCCGGCCTTCCCGGCCCTCTGGGCAACATGGCGCAGATTTTGCAGCAGTTCCAGCAGTTCCGGGCCTCTTTTAAGGGCGACCCGAAGCAACAGGTGGAGATGCTGCGGAAGTCCGGTAAGATGTCGGATGCTCAGTATCAGCAACTGGAGGCAATGGCCAAGCAGATCATGCCCTTCCTCAAGTAGTCGGAGAGTTGTGCGCACAACTTGAAATATATTCACAATTCGCAAGAAAGGAAATCAATATGGACAATATGAGTCTTAGCGATATCGCTGCCGTGACCCGTGGCAACGATAACGACGGCTGGGGACAGGGCGGCGCGTGGTGGATCATCATCCTCTTCCTGTTCGTCTTTATGGGCGGCGGTGGCCTGTGGGGCAACCGTCAGGGCGAGTATGGTCAGTATGCCACTGCGGCAAGCCAGCAGGAAATCCTCTATGGCCAGCAGTTCGGCCAGATCAACGACCGCCTGACCAACATCGGCAACGGTATCTGTAATCTCGGCTATGAGATGCAGGGCAACATCGGCCAGCTCGGCAAGGAAGTTGCTCTGGCACAGGCTGGTACCAACACCACCATCCTCCAGACCGGAAACAGCATCCAGAGCCAGCTCGCACAGTGCTGCTGCGACAACCGTCTGGCAACGGCCAATCTGTCCGCTCAGATGGACAAGCAGACCTGCGCGATCAACTCCAACATCGACGCGAAGTTTGCCGAACTCCAGAAGAACCAGCTTGAGCAGACCATCGCGGCACAGGCCCAGCGCATCAACCAGTTGGAACTCCAGAGCCAGATGACCAACGTTGTGCGGTATCCTAACGGGTACACCTACAACGCAGGGCCGTCGCCCTTCTGCGGCTGCAATGGCTGTGGCAACATCTAACATCTGACGCCCTATCGGCGAGGACACGCGGGGCGGCAAAAGCTGCTCCGCTTATTTTTTAAGGAGGATATGACTATGTCTAGGTCTGCTATCTATACCGCCAATACCACCCCCACCGCTCTCGCGGTCGGCAGCATCATCCCCGTGGGAACCACGGTGCGCCGTTTCGGTAAGTGCATCCGGCAGGACGGCAACACCATCACGCTGGCCGGGCCCGGCTACTATCTGGTCAACGCCTCGGCCACCGTTGCACCCACCGCCGCCGGTACGGTCTCCGTTACCGGCCAGAAGGACGGCGTCGCTGTGATTGGTGCCACTGCGGCCGCCACTACGACCGTAGCAGCCGAATCGGCAAATCTGTCGCTGGATTTCATCGTCCTCAATGTCGGCTGCGGCAGTTCCATCCTGTCCTTTATGCTGGGCGGCGCAGATTCTACGGTCTCCAATCTGGCCGTGACCGTCACCAAGCTGTGAGGAGGTAACTGCCATGTGTTACGATGATCTGCGTGCACGCATGTGCAAGGAGCTTCATGATATCGAGGAGCGGGGGACATTCTGCCGCTGTGATCTCGACGACGCCCACAAGCTGATCGAGAGCATCTGCGGCCTCGACGCCATGTCTGCCCCCGCTGAAGAGCACCACAAGGCAGACAAGCACGAAACCGCCCACGTTGAGCACGCCGCTCATCCGGCGCACCTCACCCTAGAGGACGCGAAGCGCTGGACGTCCAAAATGCAAAACGCCGACGGCACCACCGGATCACACTGGACGCCGGATCAGACTAGCGCCGTGATGTCTCAGCGCGGGCTGTCCTATGATAAGGCCGATTTTTACGCGGCCATGAATATGATGTACTCCGATTACTGCACGATTGCCAAGTCCTACGGCATCGATACCGCGAACTTTTACGCAGACCTCGCCGCCGCCTTTCTGACGGACAAGGACGCCGTGCCCGGCAAGATCGTGGAGTACTGGGAGACTATCGCGAGCGACTGAAGTGCTCTGACTACTTTTTGACTACTTTTCGCACGTCAAAAGCTGAGACTATACGTTAGTATCTGCTAGTATCTGCAACTCAAAATAAATACAAAAAAGCGCATGACTGCTAAAAATTCAGCAATCATGCGCTTTTTCCTATAGTTGCGCCAGCAGGAGTCGAACCTTTTGCGCATATCGCTTTTTCGTCATTTTATTGTTTTTGACTACTTCTTGACTACTTTTATTTATCCTCATCATCATAAAATTTAATCATTTTTTCGGTGGCATCTTTTAGCTTGCGCTCTCGGATATGAGTATATATTTTGTACGTTGTCGAGATGTCCGCGTGACCCATGATCTTTTTTGCCTCCAGCACTCCAACACCGGCATCGTATAAGTCCGACGCGAACGAGTGCCGGAACTGGTGAGCCGTAACGGTTGGCTCCATTACAGGCGGCAATGGATTTTTAGTCGCTTTTGGGCCTCGGCGGCTATCTCTGTATCTTGTCTTGCTCTCACTCGGCTGAACGAGTCCCAGCTTCGTGCAATACGCAAGCCATCGGCTGTGATACTCTGCATCGGTTAAGGGCCTTGCCATGCCACCGATGATATATTCTGTCGGCTTGCCCCGGCGCGGCTCTATCTCTCGCTTGAGATGGGGCATAAGCGGGATGACCCGGACGCCGTTATTGGTTTTAGGGCCCTGTATTTTGACACCGCCACCTGACCATGACACTTTTTTGCTGACATAGATTTTGTTACTTTCGAAATCTATGTCCTCCCATCGGAGAGCAATCAGCTCACCCAGACGGCAGCCGGTGTACATCAGCATCCATGCGCACAGCCCGAACCCTTCGGGATGCGCCCGGAAAAGAGCAAGCTCCTTGTCTGTAGGCGGTTCCCGGATAGCCGCGGGCTTCCCGGCGGGGGACTTGATATCCTGCATCGGATTGTAAGATGATCCGCTTGCAAGCCGCCACCCCCGGAAAATCCCTCGCAATATGCTGATCGTGTTCCGAATGCTGCTCGTTGATAACCCCTCATCTTTGAGAGACTGCCCGAAACTTACGATCATGACCGGCGTAATTTCATCCATCCGTTTGCCCGAAAAAAATTGGACGCAACGTTCATAGTTAGACCTATATGTTGAGTCCGTCCCGTCTATGATGCGTTTGAGCAGCTTGTCCCAATAATCAGCAGCAACAATTTCAAAAAGCTCTGCCTTACTTTCGGCTTCCGCTTTTTGGATTAGTGCTTCTTTGTATTTTGCCTCTGCTTCAGATTTTGTTTTTCCGTAAAAAAAGCGATATTTTCCATCCGGCATCTTTCGCTTGATCTGACAGCGCCCATCCGGGCGCATCCCTTTACTTTTTCTCGGCATCTCTATTCACATCCCTCACTGAATACGCATCATCGCCCCGGCGGGCTGCCTCGGTGCCGCAGTCACGAGCTTGATACATGATCGGCATAATGGGCTGTATGCCGTTTGGGTCTGGATCCCGGTCATTGGCATGATCCAGCTCATAGTTGGTCCCAATGGTGGAGCATACGGCCACACGGTTCGCAAGCGTGGTGTGCAGGTTGGCAAGCACCTCGGTCAGGACGCCCAGCGGGTCAGACCCATGATCTCCATAGTAGAGGTATAGCCAACCATCCACCTCGTAATCGGACATATCATCCACCACTGCGTGCAGTATCTGCCGCTTTTCCTCGGTGGTGATGTCGTCTTCCAGATACTCCAACAGGCCCGGATGGATACAGGCGTCTGTGTACCGCTTGGCCGGGACACCGCACGAAACGCACCAATTGATAATATCGGCCAGCGTGACAGGGGAGGTCCCTTGCTCTCTGCCCGCAATGGTCGGGCGGCTTACGCCCATCCGCTTGGCAAGCCTTTCTTGACTGATTCCTGCCTTTGCCCGCGCCATTTCCAGAGCTTTGGCAACTCGTTTGTCATATTCGTTCATAATTTCCACCCCTTTTTCGACAATTCCTCCTTTACAGGATTTTATAAAAATCTGTATTGGATATTTTACAGCAGCCTATGTTATAACAAAGTTGTCAAAAATAACCAGCATAGGAGGTAAAAAAATAATGGCTGCTACTATGTATGTACCCGACGATATGGAGATCATCGACGGGATGCCCGCATCAAAACCAAAAGACCCGGATCGCGTCCGGGCCCCATGGGAGGAATGACCATGCCGACCGATACTATGATACTGGGATACGCCCGCAACCGTACCCTGAAGCTCATCTATGTACTCGCTAATTATGGAGCCGACGCCGAGGTCTACGACGAAATGCTGCGTCTCGCACAGCAAGCCCGCGACGACCTCGATGCCGGACGTGATCCGGCGGATCGGCTGGCCGATATCAACGGAACCATTGTTGAACTATAAGGAGGATATTTCTATGAGCACGAAAAAAACTGTTGAGATGATGAAAAAAGATTGCTTGGATGATGTCAGTCGTTGGCTTTCGGAGATGGAAGCGCGCGGCATGACTACCGAAGAGCTCGACCTTCGTATCGATCTTCTTCGCGCCGTCAACCGCTACCTTACGGAGAATGCACCGGTAACTACTACGGGCTACAATCTTGAAAGCCTGTATCCCTTTCACGGCTTCCCGATGTTCGCCCCTCCTTCCGGGGGAGCAGGTCCCTTTCCGAGCTCCGAAAGCTGATTGGACATCGCTTCTTTTGGGCCTTATTTTCGGCGCTACCGCAAAAAAGTGGAGCCAAAACAACTAATTTCGTTTCCCCGTCGTCACCCGGCGGCGGGGTTTTCATGTGTCCACAGTGGACACGTTCCATCAATGGCACTTTTTGCAGGGGGTATAGCCTTCTGCTTCTGCTTGCGCAAGATCGACCTCTTTCGGGTCCTTCATGCCGCTACAAGAAGAATTGCTGTGGTATTTCTTGCCGCCATTGGTGGGAATCCAGACCTTTTCACTGGTGGTCGGTGCGGCAGGGGCGGCGGCAGTCTGGGCGGAGCTGGATGCAACAGCAAGCGCTTTCTGCCCGGCGGCGCTCAGATCGGCGAACTCGTTGATCTTGTCGCCCATCTTGACGGCACCCGACTGGATGTCGAGGATCGGCATACCGTTCCCGGCCAGCTTGCCGGAGTAGGTGCCGTATAACGTCATCTGCTGGGCCGGAGCTGCTGCTTGGATAGCGGCAACGGTGGTTTTGCCGATTTGGATGTAATACACGCCATCGGCAGTGTCAAAACCGTACAGATTGCCCTCTTTGGTCGTCGTGACGGCGGTATAGTTGGGCTTGCCGGTGATGGTGAGCTTCTGCCCGGCGGGCTGCTCATTGGCCTGAGCATAAGCAACGGCCTGATAAGTCTTGACGTCGGTCGCGGCCATTGCGACCGGGCAGGACATGACGGTAAGAGCCAGCGCCAGAGCGGCGGCGGCAACGCGGATTTTTTGGATTCTCATAGCAATTCTCCTTTATCTCTTCTTTTTACCGCTGGTTTTCGTCCAACGGAGGCCGGTGCCGGGGATGGAAAACGTCACGCGATCCTGTCCCTTTGCGGTTTTTGTAAAACGCAAGCCGGGGATCCCCCAGCTAAAACCGACGCCGGACTTGCTGACGTTTACGCGCCCATGCTTGCCCAAACGGAGCGATTTGCGAAAACTGAATCCCATTGAAATCCCTTCTTTCACAAATATGCACAAAACGGTAAGGGCTGATTTGCCATTTTCTACAAGGTTACGTTGAAGCCCTTGCTTTTTCTCAAATGCAGTTGTAATATAAAGCCAAGAAATACAACAAAAAGGAGTGTTGCAGATGACGGTTGAAGAATTCTTAGCTTATTTTCAAGATCACCCGGAACTAATCCAAGAGGCCCTGAAGCTTATGAGGGAAATCCAAGCTAAAAAAGATTCAGCCGTTGCCTGAATTTTTCTCTTTGGATTTCATCAGCGTCAAAATCGCGCTTCTTTCTTCAGGCGTCATCTTTTTGGCCAATTCTACAAACTCTTTCATATCCTCATTGAGCTCGCCATCCCCGGCGGGCTCTTTTTTTGTGCCCATCAGCTCCTCGACGGTGATGCCGAAATAGTCGGCCAATTTTTTAAGAGTATCGTTTCTTGGGACGGCTCCGTTTTTCCATCCTGTGACCGACTTCGAAGTTTTTCCTATTTGCTTCGCAACATCGGTTTTTGATTTTCCAATTTTTTTGCAGTACATTACATAGTTTTCATAAAACAAAATATCACCTCCTTTTTTGTGCACATCTCCAAAACTCTTTGAAACTCTCTTTTTTCTCTTTACTTGGGAGTTTTAGAGAGTTATAATAATACCGTACTCAAGAGCGAGACCCCATCTCAGACCGCTTGAGTGCTCAAGGGTTTCTCCTAGAAAGCTGCTTTGCACACATACTGGATTACCCTACCGCGCGGGCGGGCTTCAGCCATGAGCCCGAACCGGCAAAAGGCGCTATCGTACAGCGCTTTTTGCAGCCTTTCCCATTTTGACCGTGGGAAAGGAAACAGCGTTGCCAAGCCGAAACAGACATAATTAGATTTCCACAAGTCTATTATAGTCCGTTTCTGCTCGCATGACAATGTTTTATTAGCCGTTTTGGGAAACATTTTACACAAGCGAGGTGGAAAACGTTGCAGACAAGTTTCAGCGTCACATGGAAGGCGGAGGCCGTCAAGCAGCTTGCTTTGCGCGGCTGGACATATGAAGACCTTGCCCGCGAGACCGGGCTCAGCAGAAGCGTCATCAACCGGTATATGAGCGGAAATTATACGAACGATAATCCCCGGTCACTGATCGATCGGGCTTTGGGGATGGGGTGAGCGGATGACAAGGAGCGCAATTTTTGCTTGTATGATGTGCTTTCTGGCGGGCGGCTGCCTGTGCGCGTTGGTGTTTATCGCCGCAATGAAGCCGCGCCGGGACGTGTTTGCCGGGTGGGTCGCCTATCTGCTCATCGTTTTCATGCTAGCCTATAAAATCGGAGGTGCGTTGATCTTATGACCTGTTACATATTTGCAGACCTGATGGTCATGTTTGGCCGGGACGCCTACCACGCCCAGATGACCGAGACGTTGCTGCTGGTGTTCCTGCTGACCCCGCTGGTGATCGGCGGACCGTATTTGCTGGCCCAGTGGGACAAGTTCAAGCGGGAAGACAACGCCCGGCGGCGTGCCGCTTTCCGGCGGCGCATGGAAAGGACGGCGCGGTGATATGCTCATCATGAACAAAAAGCACGACTCCATTATCAATGCCGCACAGTGTTCCAGCATCTACATCGGCCCTGAATTTGAGCTAAAAGCAGTTCCTTCTGGTGGCGGAAACATCTACCGTCTCGGAATATACGAAACCGAGTCAATTGCCAGAGCCGTGCTTAATGATTTGCTGACTCACAGCATATCGGGCTCTACCTATCAGATGCCCGATGACAAGAGAGCTCTTATTCTCGCGCGCGGAATGGACGACGATAAGCCGGATAAGTTTTCCGGAAATGGTAAAAAGACAGTTCGGAGGGGTGGGTCGTGATTCTTCCGATTGTAAACCCGGAAATCAAGGCTGGCGATGTGTTTGTTGGAACGATCAATGGTTCGCGACTAGAAGTTTGTGAAATAAAAGAGAAAGGCTGCTATTGCTCTCCCGCTGGACGAATGATTGAACGCAAGGAACCGCTTGTACATATCAAGGACTTGAAAACCGGAAAGATTTTCGAGACGAACCTTATAACTGCGCAAACTCTGCTCATAAAAAAGGAGTCTTGATATGGATGATATTTCATATGCGCTTCAGCGGAAAGCTCGTGAGCAAATGAAAACTATTCTGCTTCAAGATATCTTAACGGATATTACAATTTGCAAAATAGAGGGCTGGCCATATTTTGATTATCTGAATGAGCTGAAAGCTTTAATCGATGGATTTTTTCAGAAATGAGAGGCCGGATATGAAAGAATATTGTAGATTTAACCGTCCTTGCCAAATTTGCGGCACAGTGATGCACAATGTTGCGGCCAATAAAAAATTATGTCCCAGTTGCTTAAAGAAAAATCAAAGGGCACGCGATTCTGAACGCAAGGCAGCAAACAGAGCGGAAGAAGACGATTCCGGTCACCGTGAACCATATGTCAGAAAATACCGCTCGCAGAAGAAGCCCACCGAAGACAACAGCATCGGCGCGGTATGTGCCCGCGCCATCGCGGCTGGCCGCACCTACGGCCAGCAAGTCGAATTTGAACGCAGACAGAAGGAGTTGAAAGACCGTGGCGAAATCTAACCGTAACGACGCATGGCACGACAGCTACAAGGCCATTTTTGAAAAAACCGGCTGCATCCGGCTGACGCTGGAACAGGTCAGCGTGTGCATGGGGATCCCGGCCCGGTATGTGCGCAAGCGCTACCCGGACGGCTGGGCGAATATGGCGGGCGATGAGGGCAAGGGCCGTGGGAACACGATCCGGCTGGATACCCTTCTCGATCAAGAATTTAGGACGTACTGAAGGAGCGTAGTGAGATGAAAGAGGTACTATTCTTTTTTATTACTGTTTTCATCGTCGCTTATATCATAATTTCATATTTTCAAGAGTAAAGGAGAACATCATGAAAAAAGTCATCGCATTTCTTTCCGCCTTGTTGGTAGCTGTTATCTGCGTTTTGTGCCTCAACCGGGTTCCGGTAGGGTATGTCGGCGTTGTCTATTCTGCCAGCGGTGTAGAACAGAAAACATTGTCTCAGGGCTGGCACTTCCTTTCGCCGATGAAGCACGTCAGCAAATTCCCAATCAGTCAGCAACAGGTTATCTTTTCGGATGATCCGGCTGATTACGACTCGAAAGAACATGCGGATTGGCACATTGATGCCCCCGCCAGCGGCGGCATGGTCGGAATTAACCTGACGGTCAACTATAATTTTATCCCGGACCGTGTTGTGGAACTGTATAGCAAATTCAACGGCATGGACGGCGAGACACTGGTTGAAAGCAGAATCCAAAACAGCATTATCGCATACGTCAAGGAAGTTACTCCTCAGTTTTCAGTTATGGATATCTATTCGGAGAAAAAGACGGAGGTAAACAACGCGATTACGAACTATCTGAACGAAAAACTCACATCCGAATACGGGATCAATGTGTCAAGCGCATTAGTCATTGATGTTGAGCTGGATGATACTTTGACCGAAAAAATCCGTGCTAAAGAGCAAGCGAAGCAAGACGCCGAAATCGCCGAGTTGAATAAACAAACCGCATTGGCACAGGCTGAAACGGATAAAGTGAAAGCTCAGGCGGAAGCGGATGTTAAGGTGATCGAGGCACAGGCTGAGGCAGATGCCAATAAGATCGTATCCGAATCCATCACCCCTGAACTGATCCAGATGAAAGAAGCCGAAGCTCGTTTGAAGCACGGATGGGTTACTGTGCAGGGTGCAGATACTGTTGTTACCCAGCAAGGCAACTAAAAGAATCCTCCAATGGCGGCAGGAGGTTAAACAAGAGCCGCTGCCAGAGCGCGAGAGCGCAAAACCGAAAAGAGAAAGGATGGTTTGGATGCCCACAAAAAATAGTCCCCGGCGGCGTGCGCCGTCTGCGGGCGCTTCTGGCGGCGTTTCGGTGAAGCCGGTATGTTTTCCGGTCGAAGTACCGAAACCCGCGCAGACGGCCCCGGAGGGCTGCCGCGTTATCACTCTGGCGGTGGATAAGGACGCAGCCCGCGTGATGCTGCTCCCGGATGACGCCGCTGTCCGCAAGCTGCTGGATGACGCCTACGGCCCGGCGGGCTGGTGTATGCGCCGGTATTATGCCGGAAGTCAGCTCTGGTGTCAGGTCGGCGTTTACTCGCCCGATACCGGCGAGTATGTCTACAAGGACGCTGCCGCTATGTCGATTCCGGCCAATAACCCGGCCAAGATGCAGGAGATCACGAGCTTTCTGGCCGCTGCGGCGCTCTGGGGCGCCGGGTCGGACGTGCTGGATGTCGGCAAGATGCTGCTCAAGACCGCGCAGGTGCCCATTGTGGAGAGCGCGGACAAAAAGCGCTGGATGATCGGCACTGCGCTGCGGGTGGATCGCTTCGCGCGGGACGACACCGGCAGGATCACCATGGTGCAGTTCGCCACCACGGAGGGTAAAAAGATTTTATGGCCCGAAGCGACGTGATCGGCAAGCTCCCGGTCGTCTATGACCCCACAAAGCAAAAGATCGTTGTGGAAAACTCAGCGGAATTTGTTAAAACGCAGATACGCCAGAAATTAGACGACCTCGCCCACGGCTCCCCGCTGCGGCTGACCATTACCGTGGAGCGGCAGCGGAAAAAGTGCAGTCTGGAGCAGAACCGCATGATGTGGGCGCTGCTCACCATCATGGCCGACCACTACAACGCCGGAAAGGCGGGCGGCACGACCCCGGAGGCCTGTTATATCGAGATGCTGGAGGAATACGGCCTCGAATATGACTTTTTAGAGCTTCCGGTGGCCGCCGTTCCCATCCTGCGCAATGCTTACAGACTTGTGCACATTGTGGAGCTGCTGGACAATGACCGCTGCACTGTCAAGGCGTCGATGGGGTCAAGCAGCTTTACCAGCGCCCAGATGTCGGCCTTTATTGACGGCATTTTCGACCGTCTGGCCGAAATGGGCGTCAACGATCCGAATGTGACACAATATTGGCAGGAATGGCAGGAGGTGCCGAGGGGATGAGCGCGTCTATCATGCAGATCCGGCGGGAGTGTTACGTCTGCCGGGAAAAGTACAACGTGGCCACGGTGGCCGGGCTGGAAGAGCACCATGTGCTCAACGGCCCGCTTCGGCCCATGGCCGAGAAATACGGCCTGAAGGTCTGGCTGTGCCACCGCCACCACAACGAGCCGGGGTACAGCGCCCATTTTGACCACCATCTCCGGCTCGACCTGAAGAAACAGGCCCAGCGGGATTTTGAGTCACTGTATGGGCACGACCGCTGGATGGCAGAAACGGGAAAGGATTATCTGAAATGCTCAACGTTGTAGCAATCATGGGGCGGCTCGTCGCAGACCCGGAGCTGCGCACCACCGGGAACGGTACCAATGTGTGCAGCTTCCGCATCGCGTGCGACCGGAATTTCGCCCAGAAGGGGCAGGAACGGCAAGCGGACTTCATCGACGTTGTCGCGTGGCGGCAGTCGGCGGAGTTCATTTGCAAGTACTTCCAGAAGGGCAGTCTGATCGCCGTAGAGGGATCCCTGCAAAGCCGCCAATATCAGGACAAGAACGGGAACAAGCGCACTGCGGTTGAAGTGCTGGCGAATCAGATCAATTTTGCGGGGCCTAAGAAGCCCGGCGGGCAGCCCGTGGATGACGGTGGCGAAGCGCCGCCCAAGGACTACCGGGAACCCGCTCCCGCTTACTCGCAGGGCAGCGCGGACGACTTTGCGGTGACCTCCGATGATGACGATCTGCCGTTCTGATCCGCAGGAGGGAACAAACGTGAAAAACACGACGAAAAAACAGAGCTACATCCTTGTCCTCGACTGGATGGTGGACAAGTACCACCTCAAGGGCAATGAGCTGCTGGCCTACGCTCTGATCTATGGCTTCTCGCAGGATGGCGACAGCGAATACAAGGGCAGTTTCAGCTACCTGACCCGCTGGCTGGGCGCTGATCGTGCAACAATAATCCGGGTGCTCAAGCGTCTGGAAAGCAAGGGCCTGATCTCCAAGCGGCAGGAACTTGTATCCGGTCAGATGGTCAATCGGTACGTCGCCGAGGTGCCCGAAGAGGTCAAGGAGACCGTCGAGAGCAAGGCCGAGACGCCCGAAAATCCGGCGGAATCTCACCCGCCTGACCAGTGGCAAAACGCCACTAGTTGCAAAACGCCACTAGTGGCAAAATGCGACGGGAACCAGTGGCAAAACGCCACGGGGGGTAGTGGCAAAACGCCACCCAGTAATACTACTGGGAATACTACTGGGTATACTACTCCTTCGTGCGCGCGAGGCGCACAGGGGGGCGGGCCTACCCCGAAGGATGTTTTCGCGGAGTACGCCGGAACGGACGAGCCTCTGCTGGAAGCCCTGACCAAGTTCGACGCCTACCGGGCATCCCGGCGGGGCAAGGTCTGGGACGCTCAGGCAGCGCGGGCCGTCTGCGACAAACTGACCCATCTGGCGAACGAATCAAAAACAACAAAACGCACAGAGTACATGATCGCCAGCATCATGCAGAGCATCGAGGCCGGATGGAGCGTCCTCGACCACCCAAAGAGCTGGGGGCCCGGAAACCGGGTAACGGCGCGGGCGGCTCGCGGAATCGTTGACCGGCCAGAACCCAGCGGAAATGACTTTTTGCAAAACGCTGCACACCGGCGTCCTCTCGCCCGGAAGTGCGGCTAAAAAATAAACACACGGAGGAACCCACAATGAGAAACATGGCTACCATCGCGATCATCAACCTCAAGGGCGGCGTCGGCAAGTCCGTCACCGCTTGCAATCTGGCCTGTATCCTGTCCGGTATCTACGGCCGGCGGGTGCTGGTCATGGATCTGGACAAACAGGCAAACACCACCAAGTTTTTCGAGCGTGTCCAGAGTGGACACCAGAAGACCATCGCCGACGTGCTGACGCTGGACGCAAAGCTCAGCGATGTCATCGTACATACCGGATGGCCGGACATCGACCTCGCGCCTAGCAACATGCAGTTGCTGCTCGCCAATCAGAGCGTGATGTTTGATCTGGCCCGGCGGCGTGAAGACCGCGTCCGGCGGGCGCTGGCACCCTACCGCACGGAATACGACTACTGCATTATCGACTGCCCGCCCGATATCGACATGGCCACCATCAACGCGCTGGTCGAGGCCGATTGGGTCATCATCCCGGTGGACTGCGACGAGTGGGCGCTGGATGGCCTGAGCGAGATCATGGAACAGATCCGGGCCGTCAAGGCCGAGTACAACGAGCGATTGGAAATCATGGGCACACTGGCCACCAAGTACGACCGGGGCCGCTACTCCACCAAGACCATCAACCAGCTCGTCAATCTGGATATCCCGACCTTCCGGGCCGATGATGGCGCGGTGCTGCACATCGATAGCAGCGTCCGGGTGAAGGAGTCGAAGGCATTCCACCGGCCTCTGTACCAGTACGCGCCGAAATGTAGGCCCGCCGCTCAGTATAAGACGCTGGCGGAAAAAGTGATGGAGATCGCGGAGGGACAAAAATGAAAACGGTTGGTGAACTTATTCGAATAGAAAGAAAAAAGCAGGGGATAACGCAGTTGGAACTTGGCAAAAGATGCGGAATGGATGGTTCCGCAATACGAAAATATGAATCAGGAAAAATAACCCCAAAATTTGAAACGGTGGCTAAAATTTCAGAAGCGTTAAATCTGAGACTTGAAGATTTTTATCCAAAACTGGGCGAAGCCTCTACTGCAAAATGGGAATATGCCAAAAATTTGGCATGGGTCAGCCCGGACAGAAGAACGACGGAGCCTGTCGTCCGGTGCTCGAATTGTCATGCGAGTATGTCGGAAAGCGAATATCTCCGGTATATTTGGAACTATTGCCCGGTTTGCGGCAAAAAAATGGAGGATGCGACAGAATGAGCACCGGATTAGTACATAGCCTTCTGGACGCACAGCCGTCCACCCCGGCGGGGGAGCCGCCGCTGAAAGTGGTCATGATCGACCGCAAAAACATCATCGTCAACCCGGACAACCACAAAATCTACGTCATCGGGGATGTCTCCCGGCTAAAAGAGGATATCAAGACCAACGGCATCCGGCAGCCGCTGGAAGTGGTCGATCTGGAGGATGGCAATTACAAGCTGATCGGCGGCGAGCGGCGTCTGACCGCTTGCGAGGAGCTGGCCAAAGAGGGCGATACCCGCTTCAACGCGCTGCCCTGCGTCATCCTCAAGCTCAAGAATGACGATGACGACAAGATCGCGCTCATCACGGCCAACGCCACCGCCCGCGAGCTGACCGACGGCGAACGTCTGGCACAGTATGAGGCCCTCAAGGAGATTCTGACGCGCCGGAAGAAAAACGGCCAGCTCCAAGGTAAGGTGCGGGACGAGCTGTGCAGAATCCTCGGCCTGAGCGCGGGGGCGGCGGCCCGGCTGAATGCCATTTCCGAGAATTGCGATCCAAGTACAATACACCAGATGCGAATTGGAAACATCACATTTACCGGAGCATATAAGCGGGCGCAGGAAATTATCGAAGCCAAAAAGCCGCCTGTGGAGCCGCCCAAACCGGATAAACCGGTGTACGAAAAGCCCGTCGTTTTTGACTGCGCGCCAAAGGCGGCGGAAACGATACCGCAGAATCCCGATTATGACGAGTGGAACCTTCCACCAGAGTGCCGGGTAGCCGTGGAAAAGGCAAACCGTGAAGCGGCCCAGAAGCAGGAAGAACAGAAGCGCGGAAAGAAGACACTGCGGTTGCTGGCAGAAAAAACGCTGAAAGAAGATGCGCCGTGGGAACTGGCATGGGAAGATGTACAGTTTGGGCTTGAATATTACAAACAGCCTCTTCCCGGCGGGGCGAAGCTCTGGAAACGTGTGGATGAAACCAGAAGAGGAGCCGGTCAGACCTGCGATGATTATGCGATCATTTTGCAAGATAACAAGTTTTATACCTGTGGATGGATTTCGTTTTATTCCGGGATCACTGACCTGCTGACACAATATTTTGAGTTGAAATAAATAAGGAGGAACCACAATGACGCCGCTGAAGCCGAGAGAGTTACGGAAGCTGTATGCGATACCTTATGACATCGAGAAGCGCCAGCGGCGCATTGAACAGTTGGAGGCGCTGCAATCCGATGGGCCGCAGAGTGCTTCCGATGTGGTCAAGTCTTCCAGCGGCGAGGGAAATGCCTGTATCCTGAGTCATGCGACCGTGACGGGTACGGATGCCTCTTTTACCCGGCGGGAAGATGAGATCAGGCGGCTCAAGGAGATCAACGCCGACCAAAAGGCGAAATACCTATACGGCCAGCGGCTCATTGAGAGCTGCGACGACTGCGAGCTCAGGGCCTTGCTGACGGCGATCTGTTCACAGGGAAAGAAGCCGCAGGATGTGGCCGTGGAGCTCATGGAGCAGGGCGTGGATATCGGGTCAGAGGCCATTCGTCGGCGAGTCGAACGGTGGATCAACCAGAATGCGAGGTAAGATTTTGGACAGAGAAGCATCTACATGATTTTAGAGAAGGAGGAGTAAAATGAAACTGATTATTGCGAACAACGGTAAAGCGACTATCAATGCGGATTATATTGTGAGCATGAAATGCTTATATACCAAACAACTTTCCACGGGCGAAGAAAGATATTCCATTGTAGCTGACACGATAAACGATAAAAATTATGTTATTCAAGATGGTCTCACGGAAAGCGAAGCGACCCGACGCCTTGAAAAAATTGCAAACTATATTGTCCCCGATGAAAGCTTTGTAATTTCGTTTGGAGAAAACAACGGGGTTTATAGTTGCATTTGCAAAAAAGAAAAAACAAATTGTTTGATGTGCGATAATTACGGCGGCCATGGAAAATGCAAAATGGCCGCCGCTGTATGCGAATCGAACGACATAAAAACATGTTGCAGATATTACCGGGAGAAGGAAGATTGAAACTTCTACGATAATGCGTAAATTCCGTGTCCGATTTGTCCGAAATGTCCGATTTGTCCGAAATGTCCGGAATGTCCGTTTTTGTTATGCTATAATCATAATGCGGTTATTGGGTGAGACATCCAGACCGCTCATTGTGGATTCGAAGACTCCCGGCGGGAAACATAGCACGGCGATGGAACGACGTGCTCAATGGGAATTGCGCCGTCCGCTCCAAAACCCAGCGGCGTATGACCAACAAGACAACACTTCCACCCGGCGGGTGTCCATTGTGGACACCTTACGATATGCTGTTGAGCTCACACAATGGCAGAGTACCACTTGCACAGTGCAAGACAGCATTGACGTAAGACGTTACGTTGATGCGGGTGACGGTTCGAATCCGTCCGACAGCACCAGACGCGCACCCTTTGAGGGGGCGGCGCGAATAGCGGAGCATCTGGCCGCGAAAGTTCCAGATGCAGCGGAACCTTATCTCTTGAGCCTTCTGGTGAAATTGATATGCGGTGGAATGCAAGGTTCCGCTTATTTTTATGCAAACGAGGCGGACACATGGCAAAGGAATATGCACAAGCGTTTTATAAAAGCAAGACGTGGCAGCAGTGCCGGGACGCTTATGCTGCCAGTGTGGGCGGGCTGTGTGAGGAGTGCCTGAAGGATGGCATCATCACAGCGGGCGAGATCGTTCACCACAAAATCCATGTGTCACCTGATACCATACAAAACCCGGATGTCCTGTTAAATTGGAATAATCTGGAGTTGGTCTGTCGGAGTTGTCATCTAAAATTACATGGCAATCAGAAAAGATATTCGGTTGACCCGGCGGGGCGTGTGATTCCGCGCTGAAATTTTGCGCATACTCCCCCCTGTCAAAAATATTTTGCTAACCACAGGAGACCGAGGGGCAAGGTTCATTTTTCCGCTCTCAGGATCTCAGGAATTTTTTTGGAAAGAAAGGAGTTGCAGGAAGTTGGCGCAGAAAAGCACGACTTGTTCGAAATTGCTCCGAATGGCAAAGGATTACGGCGTGGAAAAAAACGCCCTTTTCCTGCAAGCCGTGGAGCAGTACGACGTTCAGGCGCGGGTGATCCAGAACATCAAAAACGCGCTGGACGAAGAGGATGGCCACCTTGTTACCTCGAAGGAGTATGTCAAGGGCCGTGAGAATATCTATGCAAACCCACTGGTCAAAGAGCTGCCGAAGCACGCCGACGCGGCAAACCGCACACTCCAGACCATGTTGACCATCATCGAAAAGCTGGGAAAGGCCCCGGAGCCGAAAGACCGGCTGACGGAGATGCAGAAAGATGGATAACTACATCTTTTCCTACTATCAGGCCATTGAGGACGGCTCCATCGTTGTGGGCCAGTGGATCAAACGATTCTACCGCTATATTGTGAAGGGACTGCAAGAGCAGTCCTTTTTCTTTGACCAAAAACGCGCCTCCAAAGCGATCCGCTACATCGAAACATTCTGCCACCACAGCGAAGGACGCTCTGACGTCATCAAGCTGGAACTGTGGCAGAAGGCTTTTGTTTCGGTGGTGTTCGGCATTCTGGACGGCAACGGAAACCGGCAGTTTCGCGAGGTCGTGCTCATTATGGCACGCAAGAACGGCAAAACGCTGTTTGCGTCGGCGATCATTTCCTATTGCACCTTTCTGGATGGCGAGTATGGTGCGAAGACCTTTTGCGTTGCGCCAAAGCTGGATCAGGCCGATTTGGTCTATGAGGCGTTTTGGCAGAGCACCGTCAACGAGCCGGAGCTTGCCCGGCGCATCAAGCGGCGCAAGTCTGACTTGTATGTGGCCGAGAGCAACAGCTCTATCAAAAAGATTGCTTTTAATGCAAAAAAATCTGATGGTTTTAATCCCTCGCTGACCATCTGCGATGAGATCAGCTCATGGCCCGGCGATCAGGGCCTCAAGCAATACGAGGTCATGAAATCGGCCCTCGGTGCCCGGCGTCAGCCGCTGATCCTGAGCATTTCCACGGCGGGCTACATCAACGAGGGAATCTATGATGAGCTCATCAAGCGCAGCACCCGCTTTTTGCTGGGCGATTCCCGCGAAAAGCGGCTTGCGCCGTTTCTGTACATGATCGACGACATTGGCAAGTGGAACGATATCAACGAGCTGCGCAAATCCAACCCAAACCTCGGCGTTTCGGTCTCGGTGGACTACCTGCTGGAAGAGATTGCCGTGGCAGAAGGGAGCCTTTCCAAAAAGGCGGAATTTATCACAAAATACTGCAACATCAAGCAGAACAGCTCACAGGCATGGCTCCCGACCGACGCCGTGGAAAAGTGCAGCGGAGAGCGCTTGAACTTCGAAAACTTCCGCTCCAGCTACTGCGTGGGCGGCATCGACCTGTCCCGAACCACCGACCTGACCGCTTGCGTCGCCGTGGTCGAGAAAAACGACCGACTGAAAGTTTTCGCACAGTTTTTCCTTCCCAGCGAAAAGCTGGAAGAAGCCACGGCCCGCGATGGTCTGCCGTATCCGCTGTATGTCCAGCGTGGTCTGCTGAAACTGTCCGGCGAGAATTTCGTGGATTATCACGACTGCTTCGATTGGTTCCGAATGCTGGTGGAGCAGTACCAGATTCTGCCGCTCAAGGTCGGATATGACCGCTATACCGCGCAGTATCTGGTGCAGGACATGGAAAACTATGGTTTTCAGATGGATGACGTTTTTCAGGGCTTCAACCTGACGCCGGTCATCCGCGAGACCGAGGGCTTGATGAAAGATGGCGTGTTTGACATCGGCGACAACGACCTTCTCAAGGCCCACCTCCTCAACATGGGCATGAAGATGGATGTCGAGAGCGGGCGGATGCGCCCCGTCAAAATCAGCGTCAATGACCACATCGACGGCGGTGCCGCCCTGCTGGATGCTATGACCGTTCGGCAGAAGTGGGGCGCAGAGATCGGCCAGCAACTGAAAAACAAGGAGTGAGATCATGGGACTTTTTGAGTCAATTTTCGGCAAACAGAAAATTGCAAAGCCGTCGCAGGGATTTTGGACGCTGCTGGACGGGTACACTCCGACTTTTACCAGTTGGGGCGGCGAACTCTACGAGAGCGAGGTCATTCGTGCCGCTGTCCACGCAAGTGCGAACCATGTGAGCAAGCTCAGCGTCAAGGTGCTGGGCAGTGCACAGCCGGAGTTGCAAACCAGACTCCGCCATGCGCCGAACGAGTGGCAGACGTGGGGGCAGTTTTTGTACCGGCTCTCAACGATTTTGGATATGCAAAACACTGCTTTTATCGTCAAGATAAGAGATGAGTTTGACCATGTCACAGGTATTTATCCGCTTATGCCCAACATGTGCACGATCTTGTCTACACCAAACGGCCCGCTGCTCCGATATACGTTCCGAAACGGGAAACAGGCCGACACGTTAATGAGTGATTGCGGGATTTTGACAAAATTCCAGTATCAAAACGATGTGTTCGGGGAAGACAACAAAGCGTTGAGCGCCACAATGGATCTTATCAACATCCAGAATCAGGGCATTCAGGAAGCTGTTAAAAATTCAGCTTCCTTCCGTTTTATGGCCCAGCTTAAGAATTTTGCAACAGCGAAAGACCTGAAAGAAGCGCGGGAAAATTTCAACAAAGAAAATCTTCAGGGCGAAGGCGGCGGAATGCTGCTTTTCCCCAATACCTACACCAACGTTCAGCAACTGAATAATACGCCCTATGTCGCCAGCAACGAGGAAATGGAGCGAATTCGGACTAATGTGTTCGATTATTTCGGCGTGAATGAAGATGTTTTGCAAAACAAAGCTTATGGTGATGCGTGGAATGCGTTTTACGAGGGCCGCATCAAACCGTTTGCAATCCAGTTCAGCGATGTTGTCAGCCGAATGCTGTTCAGCGACAACGAACGTGCACGCGGAACGCAGATCATGGCCACGAGCAACCGGCTGCAATACATGAGCAACACCGAAAAACTCAACGTTTCGGCCCAGATGGCCGACCGGGGAATCATGAACCGGGATGAGATTCGCGAAATCTGGAACCTCGACCCGCTCCCGGATGGGCAGGGAAAAGCCTATACCATCCGCGGCGAGTATTATCTGCTCAACGACAACGGCGAAGCGCCCAAGAAAGGAGAAAAAACACCAGATGCAAAATGAAAAGCTTTTGAAAAAGCTGGAGGATGGGCGGGAGTACCGCGCCATGCGGCTTTCCGTCCGCTCCGATGAGGGTGCCGATTCCTCCATGGTTGTAGAAGGCTATGCGGCCACCTTCAACCAGCCCTATTTACTGTTCGAAGGCCGGGACTACAAGGTTATGGAACAGATCGATCCCAATGCGTTCAAAGAATGCGACATGTCCGATGTCATTTTCCAGTACGACCACACCGGGCGTGTCTTTGCAAGGACAAAAAACAACACCCTGACCTGTTCCACGGACGGGACGGGTCTGAAAATCACGGCAGACCTCGGCGGTACCGAAATTGGGCGGCAGTTGTTTGCCGAGATCAGGGATGGGTACACCGACAAGATGTCTTTCGGTTTTTCGGTCGCCGAGGACAAACGCGAATCGACCGAAGATCACGAAACCGGGTTTGTGACCCTGACCCGGACGATCACTAAATTCAAAAAGCTGTACGATGTCAGCGCTGTGAGCCTCCCGGCCAATGACGCGACATCGATCAGTGCCCGGAATCTCTCGGACGGATTGATCGGAGAGATCAGAGCGGAGCGACTCAAGAGGGCAAATACCGTCCGCAGAATCAACCTGAAACTTTTGGGAGTGTGACAGAAATGAAGAAAATTGAAGAGATGACCATCGAAGAGCTGCGCGCCTATGCTGCCGAGATCCGCACCAAGTCCGCAGACCCTGCCCTCGACGATGAGGCACTGGCTGAGCTGGAAAAGAATGCTGACGCCGTGTCTAAGCGCATTGCGGAATACAACGCCGCAGAACGGCGCAAGGCGCTGCTGAAGAAGTTTGGCGATGAAGGTATCCCGATGGAAAACCCGACCGTTGAGCCCACTGAAGCCGAGACCCGTGCTCAGAAATTCGCCGAGACCCGCACCGAGAAGATCAGCACCAAGGAAGTCCGTGCCACCCTGATGAGCAGCGGCAAGCTGGCCGCGCCCGCTGGTGCGTCCGGCATCAATGATCTCATCGGCTCCAAGGTCTCCAGCATTGTGGACATGGTCAAGGTCGTCAACTGCGAGGGGATGCGCAGCAACGTGGTCGCCTATGTCAAGGCGGATGCAGACGCTGCGGCTGACCAGACCGAGGGCGGCGAAGCTACCGTCAAAGAGGCACAGTTCGACACCGTGACGATCAACCCCACCTCCGTGGCGGTTCTTTCCTATATCAGCAAGCAGGTCAAGAAGCAGTCCCCGCTTCTGTATGAGGCCAAGGTGCGCGAACAGGCTATCGTGAGTCTGCGCAAAAACGCCGCCGCGCTCATCACGCAGAAGCTCGTGGCCAGCACCCTCAACACCACCGTCGCGGCCACCAAGACCGGTGGCAAGGGCGTTGTTGATGCGACCACCCTGCGCAAGCTGGCGCTGGCCTATGGCGGCGATGAGAGCGTTGTGGGCGGCGCTGTGCTGTTCCTGCACAAGTCCGACCTGATCGCATTCGGCGACGTGCGCGGCACCAACGAGAAAAAGCCGGTTTATGAGATCACCCCGGACACCGACAACCCCAACACCGGCATCATCAAGGATGGCGGCCTGAGTGTGCGCTACTGCCTCAACAACAACCTGACGCCCTGCGCCGGTACTGCTGAAGACACCGCTGACGCCAAGAAGACCATGTTCTACGGCATCCCGACCTGTCTGGAGCTCGACCTGTTCAGCGATTACGAGATCTCGGTTTCCTCCGATTTTGCGTTCAACAAGCTGATGGAGACCATTCTGGGCGATGTGGAGCTGGGCGCTGATGTTGTCGTCAAGGGCGGCTTCGTGGCGCTGGAAATCCCGGCTAAGACCTGATAAGGCGGTGTGACCTATGACGCAGCTGGAAATGGTCAAGCGGGCGCTGCGCATCACGGCGGCAGTGTTTGACGATGAGCTTTCTGCCCTCATCGAGGCGGCGCTGGATGATCTGGAGATCGCTGGCGTGGCCGCACGGGGCAACCCGGACAAGCCGCTCATCGCCCGCGCCGTCACGACTTACTGCAAGGCCAACTTTGGCGAGCCGGACGATTATGACCGGCTCAAGGAGTCCTATGATGAGCAAAAATCCCAGCTCATGACGGCCTTCGGCTACGCAGAGAGGGTGGTGACGGATGAAAAAATACGCTGAGGTGACGCTGATCGGCGAAGAGCTGACCCGGAACGAGCGCTCGGAACAGGTGGCGGTGCAGACGGAAACGTCTGTGATCGGCACGCTGTCCGGCGTCACGGCGTCTGAATTCTATCAGGCCGCAAATTCCGGCTATCGCCCGGAAATCGTCGTCACGATCTATGAGCAGGAATATGCTCAGCAGCGGCGCATCCGCGTGGGTGATGTTGTCTATACCGTCATCCGCACCTACCTTTCCGGCGACTATATTGAGCTGCACTGCCAGCGGAAAGGGGCGGATGAAGATGGCTAACCCGCCCAGCGGCATGAAGATCACCAAGAATGGAGTTACCTACCAGTCCAACATCGACCGGACCAAGTACACCATTCAGGAACTCAGCCGCGCCGCCCTCCGCGATGTTGGCAAGTACGTCGTCAAACAGACCCGTACTGCATCCGGTGCCCGCAAGCACATGGGCAGACTCACCATCAAGTCCCGCTTTTATGGCAAAAGCGGGGCTTTTTCGTGGTGGGTGAGAAAGAAAGAGACCGACCTTCAAGTCGGAATCAAACACAATACATGGTACGGCGTATTGCAGGAACTCGGCGACGGAAACCAGCCGCCTAAGAAAATCCTGACGACCGCCGTACAGGAAAACATTGATGAGATACGCAGGATAGAGGGACACTACCTGTCCGCCGTCGAGGACGAAAACCGCGCCCTCGGCCTGATCGATGACGAGGAGATGGAGCCAAATGACACCGACTAGTACCACCTTCGAGCGGTTTACCGCTGCCATTGGCGAAAAACTCCGCGAAGTGTCCACAGTGGACACCGTTTTCTACGAGCGGAGCCGCGAGGCGGGCTTTCCGCGCATCTGCTACACCGCGACGGTGTGGACGAGCGACAGCACCCTTCGCGGCACCCTGTCCTGCACCATCTCCGGCAATGGTCTGCCCTCTGAGGTGGACCATATCGCGCAGACCCTGCTGGATGAGTTGAATGTTTTTTCTTCTTGCTCCGACGAGCTGACCTATTATCTCTACAACGGCAGGACTGCCCCTGTTGAGGATAGTGACAAGAGCGTCACTATCCGACTTTTGACATTTGAGTTTTTAGCGATGGGAGGTTAACCATCTATGGCACTTTTTAACCACAAGCGCATGACCGGCCAGACGACCCAGACCAAGGATCGTTTGCAGTTGGGCGCCGGTATTTACGTCCGCGATTATAACCCCAAGACCGACACCTACGAGAGCCTCCGGCAGGACCCCAGCAAGCTGCTGGGCGCAACGACCGGCGGCGGTACGTTCACGGGCTCGAAGGTTGGCCACTGGCTCCAGATCGACGGCACCCCGGAAAATACCAAAGGAAACTATATTCTGGATTACTGGAAGGCCAGCCTCCAGACCACCATGCAGGAGATCACGCCGGAAATTTTGCAGATGGGCATGGCCGCCGCAACCATCACCACCGGAAGCACTGATCTTGAGGGTTACAAGGTCATCACCCCGAAAGACAGTCTGGACGATGAGGATTACATCGACAGCCTGTCCTTTATCGGTCGGCTGAGCGGCAGCTCTCTGCCCATCGTGCTGACCATTTTTAACGCATTCAACACCGGCGACCTGTCGATGAACCCGCAGGATCAGAAAGAGACGACCATCGCTCTGACGTTTGACGCGAGCTATGACGCCGACGATCTGGACAAGCAGCCCTATGTGATCTACTACCCCACTAAGGCCGAATAAGGGAGGATAAAACAATGCGGAAACTGAATGGCGGCGATGTCTTTGCTGCGCTGCGCCTGATGCGTGCTCTGGACTTGACGGAGCCCATCAAGGCCATTGGCAAGCAACTGGAACAGGCCAAAACCAACGACGACAAGAGCGCGGCGGGGCTGCAATTTCTGGGCACGCTGCTGGAAAATGCAACCGACCCCAAGGCCGAGGAACTTATCTGGAACTTTTTGGCCGGGCCGTTTGAGAAAAAGAACGGTGCCGCAGCAAAGGCGATGGAGATCAACGAGCTGGCTGATGCGGTCTGCGAATTGATGAAGGAGAATGATCTGGCCGGTTTTTTCGGCAAGGTGCGGCGGTTGATCCCGATGAAGTAATAGATGCGGTTTTGCACCGTTACGGCGGGAACATCCGCTTTTTTGATGCGTGGACATGGGAAGAGACGGTGGCGTTTTTGCCGAAAATCCTCAAATTCGCGGCGGAAGATCAACTGCGGCTGCGGTGGTATCTCCGCTATGAGGAGGCATACCCGCACTTTGAGGATTTCAAGGCCGCACTCCTTCCCGCAGCGCCCGCACCAAAGGAAAAAGTCGAGTCTATCGTCGCCGACTCCTTGAAACTGCTGAATCTGGATTGGAGGGCCGAAAATGGCTAGTGGTACTGAGATTTTCCGGCTGTTCGGCTCCATCCTGATCGACAGCACGGAGGCCGATAAAAGCCTGAGCAAGACCGATTTCGGTGCGAAAAAGGTGCAGGAAACGCTTGGAAAGGCCGTCACGGGTGCCGCAAAGTTTGCCGCCGGTGCCGCTGCCGCAATGACGGCAGCCGGTACGGCGGTTTTTAAGTTTGCGGACAGCGTGGCCTCGGTGGGCGACAACATCGACAAGCAGAGCCAAAAGCTCGGCCTCAGCGCAAAGGCCTATCAAGAGTGGGATGCGATCTTAGGGCACTGCGGTGCCTCCATCGACTCCATGAAGGGCGGCATGAAGACCCTGACCAAGGCAATTGCCGACGGCTCAGACGATCAGGTGGCCGCTTTTCAGGCCGTTGGCTTGAGCCTCGACCAAGTCAAGTCGATGTCCACCGAGGATGTGTTCTCGGCAGTCATCACGGGACTGCAAGGTATGGAGGAGGGCGCAACGCGATCCCAGCTCGCCACCACTCTGCTGGGCAAGGCAGGGCAGGAACTGGGCCCGCTGCTCAACACCAGCGCAGAGGATACCGAGAAAATGCGTCAGGCGGTCAACGAGCTGGGCGGCGTCATGAGCGACGACGCCGTGGCCGCGTCGGCTTCGTTCAAGGACGCATTGCAGGACCTGACTACTATCGGCACCGGTTTCAAAAATTCCGTTGGCTCCATGGTGCTGCCATACGTCACCGAAGCGATGACCGCGATCACAGACGGCTTCCGACAGGATGGCATCGTGGGCATGGCAAACGCTGCCGTTGAGATCGTTTCTGATTTTGCGGGGAGGCTCGTGACGGAGATCCCGAAACTGGCCACCAGCGCGACGCAGATGGTGACGGGACTGACCGGCTACATTGAGAGCCACATGGACGAGATTCTGGCGACCGGCGGCGAGCTTGTCCTCAATCTCGTGACGGCGATCACCGAAAATACCCCCAAACTGCTGGCAGCGGGAGTGAAGCTGGTTACGGCTCTCCTCAAGGGAATTATCCAGCATTTGCCCGATATTGCTCACGCTGGCGTCCAAATCGTCGAAGCAATAGGCAAAGAAATTGCTGAGCTGATCCAAAAGGCGCTCAACTGGGGCGCTGATTTTGTGGCGAATATCGTTAAGGGCATCCGCGATAAAATCAGCTCTGTGGCCGATGCAGCAAAGGATGTGGCCGGTGCGGTCGCCAAATTCTTGCACCATACGACCCCCGACGAAGGCCCTCTGGCCGGAGACGATCAGTGGATGCCGGAGATGATGCAGCAGTTTGCGGACGGCATCACTGAAAACACTCCCGCTGTGGCCGAGGCGGCGGAGCAAGCGGCGGAAAAAATTGCGACGCCCTTCTCGGATTTGTCCGGCAAAATTTCCAAACTGGTTTCCGACGGCCCCATCGGTTCCATCAAAAATCTGTATACTGCTGTCAAAAAGCAGGACTGGAAAAGCGTCGGCTCGTTTGTGGCGGAAGCGGTCTACAACGGCATGAGCACCGACCAAAAGGAAAAGGCAGAGACTACCGTTGTCGGTTGGCTGACCGCCCTCAATGATGCTTATTCTACTGGTGGATGGCAGAGCGTGTTTCAGCTCGGCGCCAGCGTTGCCAATACGCTGAGCGCGACACTTTCCCAGCATTCCGGCGCTATCGTCACAGCCGGGTCGAAATGGCTGAACGGCCTCTATCAGTACGTGTCGAAATCGACACCAGTGCTGTCCGCGCTGGCAAAGCTGCTGGGCAAAGGACTTTTCAGTGGCATTACGGCATATTTCCCGCAACTTTTTGTTGCGATCGGCAGCGTTGTCAGTACAATTGGTACTGCTTTGTCTGGCGTCATCTCCGCAGTGATTGCAACTCTGTCCGCAATCCCTGTTGAGGGCCTCGCACTGGCGGCTATTGCGGCTGCTGGTCTGGCGGCTTTGCTGATTACGCTGGCCAAGACTAAATCTGATCTCAACAAGCAGGGCGCATCCACGAACATCGCGACCCCCAGCGAGCCGACGCCTACACCGAGTTCACCGGCTCCGCCTATGCCGCCCAAGGACCCCGGAGGAAGCTCTTCGAGCGGTTCTTCCGGCACCGGCGGCTCTGGAAGCGGCTCCACCACAGAAGAGCCCACGCCGGGCGTTACGGTCGTGCAGTATATCTATACCAACACCGACGCCACCGCATCGGACTTGATGCGGGAAGCGATCTGGGAAGCGGAAAGGAGTGCTCTCGTTGGCTTATAAAATCGATATCCAGACCGCCAATGGCCGCGAAGTGCTCATCAACGTGCCCGGCTCTGGTCTGAAAGGCAATCTTGACCCGATCAGCGGCGTGGATGTGGATATCTCCACAAGTCAGAGCGTCAATCAGGTGGGTGAAAGCATTGACTCGCAGACCGTCGGCGGGGTTCTGCGTACGATCAGCGGCGAGTGCCTGAGCACCACAGCGGCGAAACAGCTTTTGTCCGCACTGCCGCCGCTCACGGAGGGACGTCTAATCCTGAACGATCTCTATTTCACGGAGTACGTGGTCAAAAAATCGCCCTACGTCGTCCGCACAGCGGGCAGCCGGAACGGCCGCACCTTTTCACTCATGCTCTACTGCCGAAAACCATACTGGCAGCGGCTGGATGCGACACAAACTGTCTTAGGTGGATTTTCGCCTACATTCCGGTTCCCGGTCAATTATTCCACGCCCCACCGCTTTGGCGTCAAAAGAGTAAACGCATTTGTGAATATTCGGAATGACGGCGATTTTCCGGCCACCTTTCTGGCTGAATTTTCGGCAGTTGGTGGGAATGTGGAAAATCCGGTGCTGCTGAATGTGGTGACATTGGAAAAACTCCGCTTTTTGACGACACTGACGGCGGGCCAGACTCTGCGCGTTTATCATGACAACGACCATTTGGCCGTTGTCCGGGTGGAACATCAAACCGAAACCGATGCTTTTGCCTTTCTGGATGACGACAGCAGCCTTTTTGAGCTTGCGGCAGGTGACAACATTCTCCGCGCCGGAGCAGACTCCGGTGAAGAAAGTTTGCAGTGCACGCTCTCTTTTTATGCGGCTTATATGGGGGTGTATCCAGATGATTTTTGATGTGATTGACCCGGATACCCTTTCGACGATCCGACAGGTGAACACATGGCGCAGCATGACGTGGAAACGTGGATACAACACCGAAGGCAAGTTTTTGATCGAGGTGGACAACACCGCCGAAAACGCGCAATTGCTCTCGGCTGGCCGGTATCTGCGTGAGCATGGCACTGAAAATGCCGTTGTCCTGACCGCAGGGTATAATGAACCCGGCGGGCACACATGGGTCGCAACTGGGTACCCGCTGACCAACCTGCTCCGCAGACGGGTCAGCACTACCGTTATCAGTCAGCAGACGGCAGAGCTCGCCCTGCGAGCGCTCTTTGAAGAGTGTTTTTCCGAGGGCCGGGCGCTGCCACGGCTGAGCCTCGACGACCCGGCGGGGCTGACAGTCACATATGCGCAACAGCTCAGCGGGAAAAGCTTCTATGAGTATGCTGAGACCATCTGTCAGGCGCTCGATATTGGGTTCCGGGTGCGGATGGTGGGGAGCAACGACGAAAAAAAGCTGCTGTTTGGGCTCTACCAGCCGCCGCGAAATCCAAACCTGAAATATCGCAAGCTCTATGGCAACCTCGAACAAGTCCAGCTCAAAATCTCCGATACCGATTATGCCAATGTGGCGTTGGTTCTGGGCTCCGGCGAGGGCGATACCCGCACAAAGTGCGTCGTCGGTGACATTGCCAGCACTGGAAACGCCCGGCGGGAGATCGTGATCGACGCCCGCGACATCCAGCCGCAGGATGGAGAGACCACCGCAAGCCAGAGCTATATCAACCGCCTTGCAATGCGTGGATACGAGAAACTGCTGGAAAAGCAGAAAATCGACAGTCTGAGTTTCCAGATCGCCGATGATGGCCGGGCAGAGCTGGGCAATATTGTCACTTGCATTGTCGATGGAGTGCGGCTGTCGTCTGAGGCGCGTATCACTGAGATCGAGATCACAGGGAAAAAGGGAGCAATCAGCCGGAAAATCACGGTCGGAACTCCCGTTATTAGGAGGCGATAATTTTGGCTATTACTACTTACCCCCTCAACGGCATCGACTACGACGCCGCCGACGCTGCCGGGTTCACCGCCACCCGCACGTCGGGCGTGTACAGCAGCGAGGAGGATTTCGCCGTCACCGCGGCGGGCGGCTTGTCCGTGACCGTCAGCGCGGGCGTGGGCTGGGTGAACCCCGCCCGGTTTGAGGGCTACAGCGTCATCATGCGGGAGGCCGAGACCCTGACCCTCGCCCTTGCGGACGGCCAGCGCCCCCGCATCGACCGCATCGTGCTGCGCTACGACGCAGCAGCCCGCAAGTCCTCCCTGCTGGTATTGCAGGGAACCCCCGACACTCAGCCCACCGCGCCGGGCATCTCCCGCACGGCGCTGCTGTACGACCTGTGCCTCGCCCAGATCACCCGCCCCGCCGGTTCCACCACCATCGTCACGGGCAACATCACCGACACCCGGCTCGACCCCGCCCTCTGCGGCGTCATGCGGGACGGCGTGACGGGCATCCCGACGGAGGAACTGATCGCGTCCGCGCGGGAGCGCATCAACGCGCTGGAAGAGACGGCCAGCGCCGCCGCCAAAGAGGCCGACGCCAGCAAGACCGCAGCGGCACAGTCGGAGGCCAACGCCGAGGCGTACAAAGAGGCCGCTGCTACGTCGGAGAGCAACGCCGCTGGCAGCGCCTCCGCCTCTGCCGATTCCGCTGCCGCAGCCGCCCGGAGCGAGAGCGCCGCGGCGGGAAGTGCCACGAAAGCAGTCGGCTCGGCCAGCGCAGCGGAGCAAGCCAAAGCGGCAGCGGCGACGTCGGAGGCCAACGCCGCCAAACATGAGGAAGCCGCAAAGAAAGCGGCTGACGAGGCCGGGGCCAAGGCAGGGACGGATAAGACCCTGAGCATTGAGAACGCACCGGCGGATGCAAAGGCCACCGGTGACGCGCTGGCAAAAAAAGTGGGCAAGGATGTCATCCTCGACGAGGACGGCAACGTGATTTTTTACAGCAAAGCCGCTGTGGATGAGCTGCTGGCGGGCAAGCTCTCCCTCTCTGGCGGCACGCTGACTGGCCCGTTGATTCTTCCCGGTGGGATGACCGCTCTTGGCTATGCGAACAATGCGGGAAACCGCAATGCCATGCCGCCCCGTGACCGCAGCCTCGGTGCGCCCACCACAGAGCATTTCGAGATGATCGGAAGTGACAAGTACAACGAGCTATTCCTCGGCGACTACTGGACGGTGGAAGGCGTGGACTGGGTCATCGGCGATTTCAAGTTTTGGTACAACACTGGCGATACGGCTTGCACGAAGCCCCATGTTGTTGTGTTCCCCCGAAACAGACTGTATACTTACAAGTTCAACCCCACCGACACGACTGCGGGCGGCTATGTTGGCTCTGACCTGTACAAGAACGGCCTGACGCAGGCAAGGCAGATGGTCACTGCTGCATTTGGCTCTGCCCATATCCTGAACCACCGTGAATATCTGGTCAACGCTGTCACCAACGGCAAGCCTACTGGCACGGACTGGTACGACAGCACTGTGGAGCTGATGAACGAGAACATGGTCTATGGCGGCAGACAGTTCAGCCCCATGCCGGACGGCGCAACTAACCCGTGGAGTACCTGCCGTAACTATACCATCAACAAGAGCCAACTGTCCCTGTTCCGCTACGAGCCGTGGATGATTTGTAACGGACAGTGGTATTGGCTGCAAGACGTCGTCTCGGCAGTCGGTTTCGCGGATGTCAGCAGCTACGGCAACGGCCTTGCGGACTGCACCTCTGCCAGTAGAAACGGTGGCGTTCGCCCTGTCGTCGGTATCTGCCAACAATAAAATGGAGGAAAGAGATGAAGACATTCACCATTACCTTTGCCGATGGGACAAAGCTCGAAAACCTGACCCTGAACCCCGGTGCGAATACGTTCCACTCTAAAACCGAGATCACCGCAGAAACGTTCGACGGCAAGCTGTCGGAAGTACACATTGCCGCCAGCGACGGCGATATGACCGAGTGTGCTTACCCGGACACCCTGCACGATGCAGAGCTTGTGCAGATCATGCAGCCCGCTGACACCCCGGACGGGACGTGGCAGTTTATCTTACGAGAGATTCCAGAGGACGAAGTCGCTAAAGCCAAAGCAGAAAAACGTTTTACTTCGTTGGAAGCGGCAAACGACGACCTTGTGCTCATGATGGCTGATTTGATTGGAGGTTAAAACTATGAAGACGCTGAACGCACTCAAGCTGCGCATTATGGTGCGCGCATTCCGCATCCGGCTGAACAACGGCGAAGCCTTTGAGAAAATCGCGGCGGATTACCCCGTCCTGACCGCAGATGACCTTGAGGATATCCACGTCCAACTGGTCAAGGAGGCGCAGGAAAATGGCTGATAAGACCATTATGGACGTCTCCCGCTGGCAGGGGCGCATCGACTGGGACAAGGTCAAGGCAAGCGGCCTTGTCTCCGGTGTGATGCTCAAAACTGTCAGCACAAACCGCAAGCTGAGCAAGCGCAAGGATGGGTTGTACATTGACCCGACCTTTGAGCGCAACTATGCCGAATGCAAGCGCGTTAGTCTGCCGGTCGGCGTATACTACTACACCTACGCCACCGATAAAGAGATGGCAGACGCAGAGCTTGCCTTGCTCAAGACTGCCTTGACCGGAAAGACCTTTGAGTTGCCCATAAGCGTGGACGTGGAGGACAACAAAATCAAGAAGCTGTCCACACAGGCGCTGACCGACCTTGCCGCTTATGCGCTTGCTACGGTGGAGCGCTGGGGCTTTTATGCCCTGCTGTATGTTGGGCTGAATTTTGCGCAGACGGAGTTGTACATGGGTGGCGCGGCGCTGCGCAAGTACGATGTATGGCTGGCAAGATATCCCGGAGACAAGAGCAAGACCAAACCGGAGGACAAGCCCAAAACAGACTTTTCCTTTGGGATGTGGCAGTACACCAGCACCGCCAGCGTTCCGGGCGTGAGCGGCAACGTAGACCTGAGCCATGCGTATAAGGACTATGCTGCCATCATTGCGAAAAAGGGGCTTGACAGGCTCCGGGAGGTGTAAGCCCATGCCGCAGATTCTCTCGTACATCTCTGCACACTGGACGGAATGGGCCATCGGGCTACTGGGCCTTGGCTGGGGCTACCTTGTCAAAAAGGTGACTGAGTACAAGACCATCAAAGACGGTCTGCTGGCCATCATGCACGACCGCCTGTACCAGTCCTGTACCTTTTACATCAAGCAGGGCAGCATTGACACTGGCGGCCTGAAAAACATCGAATATCTTTACAAAAGCTATCACGCACTGGGCGGCAACGGCACTGGCACAGAATTGTACAACCGGGCCAAAGCCCTGCCCCTCTGTGACTGAAAGGAGTAGAAATACATGGAAACTATCCTTAACACCATTCTCACCCCGCTGCCTTCGTGGTTGGCGCTGGTTCTCATCGTTGTGGGCGCTGTGTCGCTTGTGCTGGGGCTTATCCGTCTGGGCTACGGCGCGGCGGTCAAGGGCACTGTGCTCGACCTCATTGCAAGGGCGGAGCACGAGATTCAGGGCACGAAGCGCGGCGCAGAACGCAAGGCGTGGTGCGTCAAGATGCTGCGCACCTATCTGGACAACAGCAAGTGGGGCAAGCTGGTCTCGTGGGCAATCACGGAAGAGACCATGAGCAAGGTCATTCAGTTTTTCTTTGACCGCATGAAGGCGGCACTGCAAAAGCAGTAAGGAGGATATCATGGGCACTACATACGAGCATTTTGTTGACACTAGCAAAATGTACGTCGCACAAGAGCAATTTCGGCACATCACGAAAATGGTCTGCGCATGTCTTCGTGGCCTCACGAAAACATACCATCTCGGCAACGTCCCCGTAATGGTGCGCAACGCCGGACAGTTGCCGCAGCCTTTCTGGCTCGGTGCTGCCCGTGGCGGCGGCTCGCGTAGTGCTGCCCGCTGCGCTGCAAGGACTTGACCGACAGCAGATGACCGCCGCCATCAAAAGCGCAC